TCGTTCTTTTCCATCGTAACTACAACGTAAGCTCTACCTCTAAGCCTACAATCAGCAGTCCAAGGAGCGCCATCAAAAGCCCTTACTTCCCATGTTTGACCAATACTGTGACCTGTAGGTACAACAAATGCAATAGCAACACCATCTGCTAAAACTTGAGCAGAGCCTGTCATAACAGCATCACCTGACGCTGTTTCTTCAACAGTCCCATCTCCTATATACTTAGTTTGCACCCAATGAAAAGTATCGCCTGATACGTTAGTAGCAGTAACTCTAATGCTAAACACACACATCCCAACACCGGAATAAGTGCCGTAGTAATCATCCTCATCGTTAGCATACACAGTTAAGTTATTCAAACCCGATTCAGGAAACCTAGAAATAACATTGGTAGGTTTAGGCGGCAAAGTGAGCAAGAAAGGATCAGCTTCTTGATCAGGCGTACCTGTGTACTTAGTAACATTCAAATAAGATTCGTCATGAGCTGCTACAGCAGGGCGAGTTTCTATAAATACTAACGGAGCACCTTCTTCCGAACTCTCAAAACCATAATAACCTTCAGCCGGTTTATATGGAACGTGTTTGATAAAAGCAACATCTGTAGACAATTTATCGTTAAGCCAAACTTCCTTAATTTCATCAACTTCATGACCTGCAAAAGCAACTACCAAACTGATATACTTATTAACCTGATCAGATTCTACTCCAGTAATCGGATCAACAGAATGGGATTGAGCGTAAACAAGTACACCACCTGTCATCACTTCGCCGTAAATTACACGATGAGGTTGAACAGATGAGCGAACTGTTTGTTGCCTAGATACAGCATCAGCTTGTTTAGGCTTCTCCATTGAAGCCATCATATACGCCGAATACGCAACTGAAGCTAAAGTTACAACAGCACTAACTATGATGAAAGTAGCCATTGCCGTAGATACTGCAAAATACGCAGCTACTGCTAAAACTACAGGAGGCATTAGCGAACCTCCCAAGCAGTAACAGCTTCACTCATAGGTAAGTATTGCAAACGATCTAAGCCAGGAGCTACGCAAACAAATCCAATACAAACGGCAAGCGTGTCACCGTGTTCTTTAGTCTCTATCATCACAATATCACCTCGTTTAGCGGCTAATGGTGAAATCTCACCACCTAATGAATCTGTAGCAATTTGTCTCACACCACCACGCTCTTTCACTATACGAGCAGCTTCTAAAGCCGTTTCATATTCACCTCGCAAAGCAGATGCTGGATCAACACCAGTTAACTCAAAAACTATATTTGCTGCAAATAAACAACAGTCGTGTGATCCCCACATGAAAGGTTTGATATGACTTTCGGCCATTATCTTGTGTAATCTTTCAGGCCAATCTTGATACCTCATGCTCGCCCCCAAGGAAGATCTTTTGACAACATTTGATCCACATACCTAAAGCCTCTATCGCCAGGGTATTCAGATTGCTGATCTTGATCGTTAAAGCGTCTAACTCTAGGTCTTTCCCAATCAACTAATCTACTTTCAACAGTTAACGATATAGTAGCAGTTGTACCCATTTCAATGTCCATAGTATCCATTCGACCTTTGAACACTATCACAGGGTCTGCTATAAAAGCATAATCAGTTGTTAAAGGGGCTAGCCAAATAGTAGCCGAGCGACCTTGATAGTTCTGACTCAATGCTTCCGAAACCATCTCAGGAGGTACGCCTGATAAAGTTAAAGCACATCCGTACATTTGCAAAGCAAGCCCTTCGCTAATAGCTTCAATTGACCCTAGTGTACCAATACCCAACCATTCATTACCGTTCCAAGTGAAGGTATAACCAGCGTTGCACAATCTAACTACACCGTCAGCAAAGTCAAGTTCTACTAATACCAGTGAAGGGAAGTTTAGTTGAGAAAAAGCATTTTTAGCAGCTATTGTTAAATCGCGCACTAAAACACCTCCATGCAATCAAATGTTACAGTTGTTACATTCCTTTCTTGAAACACAAACTTATCTTGTTTATCATCAACAAGCATCATCACGCAAGTAGGCGCGGTTTTAGTTATTACTGCGTTATCAGCAGGAATTGACCGCAAAGGTGCTTCAAACTTCAAAGTAGCGTTACCACCGCTGTCGCTTGAAATAGGATCTGTTATCACAAGAAGTTGCGTACCGACTCCGAAGTAATCCCCAGGCAGTAGCAAATTAGCCTGATTTGCCGTCCATCCGTCCGTTAAAAGCGTTCTCCCTGACTGAGCAGCCCCTTTGACCAGTGGCGTCCCTAAAGCCGTTCCAGAGGGCGTCAGGTGCGTATAATCAGGTAAATAAAATCGACCTGCCATTCCAGATAGCTTGTTCAACCAAGCTTTCAAAATACGTGCATCGGCGTCTGTGAGATTGTTGTAACTCACAGACGCCATCCATCTTGCGCCGGGAAGTTCTGAAGTCTGAACTGTACGGTTAAGAGGTGACTGAAATGACGCTGTGTTAGGTTGTAAACTAAACACCATTGCACTAGGTGATGTTCTAGTCATTGTGGGCAAACTCAATATAGCCATTATCTAACTCTCCCACTAGCAAGGGCGAAGTCTCCACCTCTATTCATACTGTTAAGTATCTCTGCTTTTGCTGCTTCTTTGGCTTGATGAGCCAAAACCTTCATCTGAGCCAAAGTACTTGCATCTGCACCAGGGGCGTTGAATATCTGATTGATAGTGACATTTGAGCCTCCCCCGAGCCGATTGTTCGGAGTTATAACACCATTAGCACCAGGAGTAAAGAGTTCAGGCCCCTTTTCTCCAACTAAATATGTTGAATTTGCAGAAACAGGGCCTCCTAGTTCACGTTTTCCTGCGATCTGCATTCCTTCGATAGCACCAGACGCCATCACCATACCAATTGACACATAACTCATAGCTCTAATAGCAGCAGCTTGGGCCGCGCCAATAGCAACCCCTGCGCCTGGAATCATTGCAGCCGCAGCAATTGCGGCAGAAGCAGCAATTTCAGTATTCATCATAATACGAGCTATCGCTAAAGCCTTTTCAGCAACCATTGTAGTTATCAACAATGCTTTATTATCACCAGCTGCGGATTTAGCTAAAGCTATTGCACTTTGAGCAGAATCAGCTTTAACATTGAACATGTCTCGCTGAAAGTCTCTTTCCAACTTCAGCAATTCATCGTTCTTATCTCCAGTTGCTTTTAATTCATTACCAAACCCAAACACAGATGTTTCACTAGGTCCAGTTAAACTATAATTACTAGCAAAACTAGGTTGTTCGCCAAACCCAAATTTCATCTTAGGCTCAGGCTTTAAACCAAAATCCATATTCAAACCTTGAGCAAAGCCACCAAAACCTGTGGTACCCTTAAGACTTCCTTCAAGTTCCTTTATTTCTTGCTTAAGTTCTGATGCGGATAGTTTCATAGAATCGGCAAGTGAGACATTATCAATCATAGCCTGACCAAACATGTTCCATTTGTCAATGTGATCAGGAAACTCTTTGCTTAAACTTAAAACCGTATCTGTAACAGAACCCATTTTTTTATCGTATTCACTCAAAGTCGGGTCAGAATCTCTAAGTTGCTTGGCTGTATTTTCTAAAGCTTTAGAAAACTTATCTTGTAACTCGGAAAGTTCTTTTGTTGCTTTTTCAGCTTTTTCGGAATCACCACCTTTAGGCGGTTTAGGTATCTTGGGAGCATTTGCAGCTGCTATATCAGCTTCTATAGCTTTAATTGCATTCTGATTAATACTTAAACCTAATGAACCTAAACCCCCACCATTCGCATTAGACTTAGAAATAGCACCTGCTTTAATCCATCTGGCTATTTGTTCATCAGTCGCTATAGGATTAGCTTTTAGTATTTTCTCTAAGTCAGAACTATTTATCCTATCAATACGTTCACGTTTAATACCTGCCGCCAACTGACCTCCAGAAGTATCAACTGCCATTGGTCTAATATTAGCTAAACGTTGATCAAGTTCTTCTTTTTTAAAATAGTTTTTACCTGTATAAACAGCTGAAGCTATCAACCCTGCAACTAAAACATTCAAACCTGCTGTAGCTAAAGTTATTTCAGTAGTCAGCGTAGCCATAGATGTAGCTACTCTGATAATCCCCGCCGATATAGCTAACCACATTGCAGGTTCAGCTAAATACAATGCATACTTACCTAAGTTATACATATATTCAGCTGCTACTTTAGCCCAACCGAAACCGTCCCTCAAAAACGCCTGGATCTTCTCCTTATTTTCTTCAGCATACTTAGATACTTCTTTCATAGCCATTACTATTTCATGAAAACCTTGAGACAAACCACCTCTCAATACTTCATCACGAATAGTAGTCATTGTAGACTTAACAGTTGCCCACAATGAATCAATATCACCTGAAGCCGCCGCAAAACCTTGAAGTAACGGAGCTAACTTTTCAAGAACATACCCGGCATTTCCTGTTTCAGAAGCTATTCGTTTCCAATCAGCCAAATGCTCTTTGAGTAACGGATCTACAGCTTTAAGCGTTCTAAACATCATGTTTGTGGGCTTATCTTCACCGTTCATCAAACCGCGAATTTCCTGACTAAACTGCATGTCAGGATTAGACATACCTGCTGAAATAGTAGCCAAAGCGTTAGCTACGTTTCTGTAACCATCTAATTGCTTCTTATTGTTAATATCAATAAACACACCTTGTTGAACAAAAGCGTCATTCATCAATTGTAATTGAGAATAAGATGCGATTGTTTGAGCGTCCATTTTAACTAAAGTATTCTGAACAGCTTCAGCGTATTGACGATTTTCTTTATAAGCTAAACCTATGTTTTTAACACCACCTTGCATTGAAGTAATAATTGCTGCGTTCTTAACCATAGAAGACTGAAAAGTTTCTATTGCATCTACAGCAGTTTTAGGTAACGATCCTATCAAACTCATTGTTTGGTTAATGAGTGAATAAAGAATCTGAACTTTAGCAATTGCTGCTACTGAAGCTAAACTGAGTAGATTTATACTATTGGTATGTTTAGCTGAAGCTGGTGCAACGCCATCTATTTCATCCAACTTTTTCTTCATAGCAGCGTGTGCTTGTTTAATCTCATTTGCACTTGCTACACCAGAATTTTTAATTTGATTAAAAGCTGCAATAACCCTAGCTTTTTCAGCCTCAATGTTCATTGAAGACTTCAAACCTAAAGTATCGAAAGAACCTTGAAATCTATCGCTAGACGCACCTTGATTACGCATAGCGTAGGCATTTGCGGCTTCGACTTCCTTTAAGTGTTTGGCTGTTGAAGCTGACGCTTGCGCAGTCCCTTCCATTTGAGCTTTTAATTGTGCTGCAAATCCAGCTCCTGCTTGTAGTTGCCCCACAAGTTTCGCTGCTGCTAATTCACCTTGCATGGCTTGTGAAGCATACGAAGCCATTTCAGTAACCATCAACTGAGTTGCAACAGCAGCTTCTTCCATCTGAGTTTTTAAACGATTAGCGAAGTCCTTACCTGCTTGACCTTGACCGATAATACCAGCAGCAGAACCTTCTCCAGTTAAACCTTGTGCTGCATACAAAGCACGTTCTATTTCAGCTCTCTTTTTAGCTTCCTGCTGCATTTGATAGGTGCGCTTTTGATCCATCAAAACAGCTTCTTCATGCATTTTGATTTGAGCTTGCCGTTTCTCATAAGCAAGTTTTTGATCAATAGCAACAGCTTCGTCATACATCTTAATTTGAGCTTGAATTTTTTCAGCGTTAAACTTTTGATTTAAACCAATAGCTTCTTCAAGCATTTTAAGTTCAGCAGCAGCGCGTTCATTTGCTGATTTTTGAGTACCAGTAACCAACAACCCATCTAAACGAGCAAGTTCAGTAGTCATAGCTTCATGAGCACGAACTATGTCTTGTGGGTATTTTGTACCAGTGAGTTTTATTTCTTCAAAAGCATTTACAATTTTAGCTTTAGCAGCTTCAATAGACGCCGCCGATTGAACGCCTAACGTTTGAAATTCACTTTTGAGCGAAGACGCATCTAAAACTAAATTTAGCTCATTTAGTTTTCTAAAAGCTCTTTCAACATCATTACTGCTAGTATTAGCACTTTCCACTATTCTATTAAAAGAAGTATTAAACGCAGCACTTGCTTTACTCAAGCTTATTTTCATAGCTTCCATAGAAGCATCTGACTTTATCTGCATCTCATTGAAAGCAGATTGAACACTACCTGAAGTAGACGCTGCTATTTTAGCTAACTGCCTGTAAGAAGCATCTGTAACGGTAGCTAGATCTTTGTTTTTGTTTCCAAAGTCCACCAATGTTTTAAATGATTTTTCAATAGCAGTTTGAAAATTATCAGTATTTGCACCAATACTTATTTTAATATCATCAGCCATTACACACCGCCTTCTTGGATACCCTGTTCAATTTTTCTTCTAAAAATATCTGGAACTTCGCCGCGTTTAGCTTCAAAAGCTCTAGCCATATAAGGATTTGCGGCCATATTACTTCTTCCCCGCTCAACCCATATGCCGTAATAAGCGTGTTTCTTTTTCAAATAAACTTCTATATTTATAGACCTATCTTTCATTTTCTTCAAAGTCTTTATTTTTATGTTCTTGGCTAAGTTTCCGGGTTTTATTTCAATATAAACACCTTTAACTTTAAGATTATGAACTTTAGTATTACTACAAGTTGAAGTAATATTGTTAACAGCTTCATCTTTGAAAATAACGGCAGCTTCGTTAGCGGCATCTCTGATAATTTTATTAGACAGCTTTTCAGAAAAAGCCATCAATCTAGCACCAACTTCATTGATGCCTTTACTTGTAATTGAAAAACCGTCTTCAGCCATTGAATAACCTCATGCAAATAGAGCCTTACTATTAACGATATTGCAGTAAATATCTAGCAAGGCTCCTTGAATTATGAAATTTATTATTAGCCGTATCATATTTATTAAGTAGTTGTCAAATTCTAACCGATATCTTAAAAAACTATAATGCATTTTAATTTGACAAGCCACTCATAATCATATACGTTATCTCAAAATTTAGGAGGTTGTTATGATAACAGCTAAACACTACAAATCACATGTTATGCAATATTTAACTAACATACTAAATGGAGATGCTGAAAATTTTAGTAAATTTGACACACATTCCCTAGGTGTGATAAGTAAAATCAAACAATGTTTAGAGCAATGCCAAAATTTCGCTGTTGAAGATTCGGGTAGAATACTTAATGCAGGTTGGGGCCAATTGACAAATGACGCTAAGTTACCTTTCCCGGCAATAAGTATTGAGTATTTTAATCCAGATAAAACTCAATTAAATAAACATTTTATTTTAGCAACTCAATTACCCAATGAATTACAAATTTACTCCTTTTTCGCTTTAAGTAATAATCAATGGCATTTATCGCCTATAAGCGGAGTACTGTCTATTAATAAGAATATAAAGAAATCTTATCTAAACGGTGACATTTCTCACAAAACGTTAATACCTTGGATGATGAAAGAACTTGATTCTGAAATCATAGATATGATAACAGCACTATCTACTATAGATATGTCAGTAGTGCTTGAATTAATGGAAGCTTTGATCTGTCGTAACGTTTATATTGAAACCTTAGAAAAAGGTGAACATAAAAAGAAGAACGAGCGAAGAATTAAACAAGGTAAAATACCTCTTTATGAAACTAAGATCCTTGTAGTTAATCCTGCGTATAAAGAAATAGACAAAACTGATTTAGGTGGAACACACGCCAGCCCAAGACAACATCTCAGAAGAGGTCATATAAGGCGTTATGCAACCTATAGCGTCTGGATTAACAATACGGTTGTTGGTAAAGCTGAAAACGGTATAATCACAAAATCTTACGATGTTAAAGGAGAAACTAAATGAAATGTCCAAATTTAAAATGTAATTACGAATGGGAACCTAGAAAAAAAGAACCTAAAGAATGTCCCAATTGTAAAAAGAGACTGCGTTACACCACTGAAATAAAAACCGAATAACTTGCCCACAATAAAGAAAGCCGCTGATGGTGATAGTTACTTCATCATTCATCAGCAGCCTCCTTGTTTACACACCAAATATTTTTGCAGCATATTTTTCTAACTCTTCAGCCGTATAAACTCGCTCCGGAGGCTTTTGTGTAAAATTCATACACTCTAAAGCATTGAATGGATCATGTCTTTGCTTCGGATCTCTGTTCAAATTTAACTGTAGAGCCATTTGCTGTCCATGTCTAAGTTCAGACCTGTATTCACCAAATGGCTCTAAGCTATTAAACGCTAACAACTCATTAAGCTGTGCCGCAGTCATACCTTCAAGAAGAAAGTCAGGGTGCCTAAAACCAAGACCGATAGTAACGCGCCAAAGTTCTAATCGGCTACTATCGGCTCTGAGTTTTTTGATTCATTGCCACTCAACCCATTCATCTTACGTGCTTTCTCAGCAAGCTTCAGGAAGATACCCTGCGAAGAACGTCCAAGCACAGCAACATCTTCATCGGTAAACAGCCTTTCGCCAGCTTCATCAACAACAGAATAAGCAATCAAAGCAGGGGTGAATTTAGACATGTCAATAACCATCACGTCTTCTTCTTTACCATCTTTGATAACCTTCTCGCCAGTAGCTTTCTGATTCTTCGGATCACTCCAAAGTTTGATGTAATCAGCAGCACCAATTTCAGATACAATTACTTCGCCACCTTCAATCTCTACAGTTTCAGTTTTAAGCTGCATTGCCTTGAGAAGTGCGGTCCTATCGAGCGCCATTTTAATAACCCTTTCTTTGGTTAAATTGCGGAGTGGTAGTTAGCCACTCCGGTTAGAGGTTTACCCACAATTAAGATACAGTGATAGTACCGCTGATCTGCCATTCGCATGAGCCAGTGAGAACATTGTCCACACTAGCGTCAGGTGCAGTAGGGAACTTCAAGCAGGTTGCGGCGAATGTACGGACTTTAGTACCTGAAGTAAACTTGTAGTTGTTTACAGTAGAAGCGAGGAATGCAGCAAGCACAGCAGTCTGACCTGCATCAGATTCAAGCACATTGATATCAGCACTAAAAGTACCATTATCAATAAGACCACTACGATACTCTTTAGCAGTAGAGTCCAAGTCAGTTACGTCAATCTTGGAGCTTGAAGCCCCACCGGGCTTAATAGATTTGATTTCTTTAATCTGTGTCCAAGTTGCCGGGGTAGCGGTACCGCCGCTGGTGTACGTCAAACCTAGGGTGTTTACATTAACACAGAAGGTATTGGCAGTAACATTGCTGATAACAAACGACTTGCCGTTGAGTCCGTTTGTAACATCAGTACCCATAGTGCCGGTAATAGATGCTACTGCAACAACATCACCGTTAGCAAGACCGTGTGCAGTGGAAGTAAGAATGGTAGGATTACCAGCAGCGCCACCGCTGATAGTTTTAGCGCCACCGGCAGTAGAGGCAATGTACAACTTAGACAACTGAGCCAACTGAGCGTTAATCGACATAATTTGATCTCCTTTTTGATCTTTGTAGTTCAAACCCTCTGTTTGAACTTTATTTAGTTAAACTTAATGTTGTCTGTGACGTTCCTCACAACGAGCTTCAATAGCTTTGATTCTTTCACCGTGATCATTACGATCTTCAAACAGCTCTTTGATCAAGTTTTTCAGTTCAAGTATCGTTTCTTGCAAACCTGCAAACATTTTCTGAACTGACCAAAGAAAGTACCCTCCTAAAACAATAACCAGAAACACTAAAAACCAATTATCAACACCTTTCAACACTTCAATCATGATCGCCCCCAACAATAAAAAGTAGCGTGTATAAAATAACGCCTAGTATCATCTTCAAAACCATCAGCAGGTACTGAGCTAGAAACATTAGCTAAAGCACCTAAAACATCAAAAGGGTCATTGTGAGCATCTATAGTGGTGCTGGCAAGTTGATTAGCCGCTTCCATTGCAGTATTTACAGCAGTTTCTTTAGTTTTCAAATCAGCGTAGCTAGTTGAGTAAATGGAAACTTGCATTCTAACGCGACTCAAACAAGCAACTCCGTCCAACTTAGTAAAAACAGCACCGCCTATTTTAGCGTATATAGCGTAAGTTTGAGCAACTGAACCTGTAGTACCGTCTGGATCAGGGTGAACTACCGGATACAATTCACCATTAAAAACAGGATCTAAAATGGCAGCTATTTGTTCCTCAGCGGTAATCACTGTTTTTCCACCAATTCAAATTCAGCAGTGCAAAGTTCAATCGGAAGACTGTTTACTTCAGGATAATATTCACATTTAATAATAACTGGTTTTTCAAACTCAACTTTAAGTTCAAAAGATCTAGTGTGTTTAGGTAAATTGAACAATTTGGCAAGTTTTGAACTGATATTGCTCATTATATAATTACCCCTGTACTACAAGTAAGCTCTATTTCACGATTACGACCTTCCAAATTATTAGGTTTTCCAACTATTGAATAAACTTGAGTACCATGAACAACTCGCATTGTGGGCAAAACACCAGCTATATATCTCATGCAAATTTTAACTTCAGCTCCAGGCCAATTAGCGTTTGAAGCAGCTCTTTCAAAACCTTTAAGAGTCTCTATTGATACATACGGTGAAGCAAACAAATTCCAAGTTGTAACCATTTCGTTATACTTATTCTTAACTTGAACAGGAACTTCAAGCCTAACTTTATGTCTACGCTGACCGGCTCTCACAGTCTTGATATCCTATAATTTTCAATCAGTCCGTCAGCAATAGTGTTAAAGTTAAACACGGTACCTTTTTGAGCAATACCTTCAAGTTCTCTATTTTCATAAAGTGTCGCCACGTTCAATAACATCCACTGAATAATACCAGCAGGAACATTTAAAGAAGTATCGGGATCAATCGGACCATACCCACAAGTAAACTCTATCGTAACTACAGCCGAATCGTTTCTAGTTACCGGCCAAGCTTTACCGTAAGCAGGTTGAACATATCCAGGTTCGCATTTATTAACTACTTTGTACAAAGAAGGGTCTAGGGTTTGCTCAACACCATTAGTATCAATGTATTTAATTGAATCTACAGTTTGAAGGGGAGGTTTGGGTAAGTAAATCTTTTTATCAACTATTCCACTAGGAAATTCATCAAGAGTTAATTCCCAAGTTTGAGTTATTAAACTTCTACGAGTTACAGACTCAGCGCGTTCACGCACAGCTTTTATAAATATATTGACAGTAGAGGCTTCGTCAGACACTTCAATTCTACATTGGCCTTCTACGTCAGACAATGTAATCGGTTCAACTTCAGGTTGTTCTACACAAGAAAGAATCATTCGGAGAACCCTCTAATTTATAGTCAGTCAGTATCATACGAAAGTCGATTAATCAAGGTTAAAGCTGTTTGTTTAAATTTTTTAATGCTATTTAGCCCGGTATTCCCTGTTGTGTTATTGTTATTCTCTCTTGTAAAACTTCCTTACTGTAACCAATTGAAGGGTTAACTACTTGAGCTATTAAGTAAACTTCTCCTAAAGGAAGTGTTGAACATTGAATAGGCGTAACTCTCATTTGAAATTTGGTGTTGTCTGTAGATTTAGCTAAAGATCCACTGGCTAAAGCAGTTCCTCCTAACTTAGCAACTACAGCCCAAGTACCAGACCAATTGCTACTAGCAAAACTAGAAATATCCGAGGATTGAATATCTCTTGCTATACTGTCACCTTGCACATAAGATAAAGACATGCTTTAAACCTCTTCTGGTATAGTGATAGTAAATGTTATAAATTCTTTAATAACTTCTAAAGATTCAGTTGAAAAAACTACATCTACAGGTAGTG